GCAACGCCGAACTTACCGACATCGGTGTCTGTGACCGCGTCCCAGTACCCGTCAGATTCAATGTGGACGACGTCGCCCTTGGTTACTGCGCCGCCGGCATCGACTTCAATGACCGTGCAGGCTCCCTTGAGGTCTCCCGCGGTCATGATTCATCTCCGACGGCCTTGCCGTTCACGCGGAGACCCGTGCAGACATCCACCAGTTTCTTCGGGGGTTTGGAGGTCTTCCGCTGGTACTCCTCGCCGGCCTTCTCGATCTCCTTCGCGTGAGTCTCGCGGAGGGCCGTGGTCAGCTTGAGGACGAACTCGGCAGGGTGCTTCTCGAAGAGTTCGCGGCTTTTTGCCTCTTCCTCCCCGTGAACCCATGCCCGCGGCAGGGTCTCGGCAAGGCGGTTCCACTGACGGTTCTGTTCGTCGAGCTTGGCGACCTTGATCAGTTCGTCTTTCGTCTTGATGTCGGACTGCGCCTGGTTCCAGGCGGCCTTCATGTTCCGCAGCTCCTGGTCCATCTCTGCAAGTTTCTGCTCGATGGGTGAGGAGGGCTGGGGCTTAATGTCTTCTGGCATTTTGGTAGGCTCCTTAATTTCCTGCTTGTTGTTCAGGAACATTGCACCCGGATCTCCGGGGAGGTCGCGGGGCGACCGGACAAATACGAGGACGTGGTTGGGCTTGACGCCCGGCCGGACCTTCCGGTGGTTTTCCGGCATACCGGGGTAAGGATCGTCATAGGCGATGATCGAGGACGAGAGCGATAGTTTACTCTCGTGCCACAACCGCTTGACCTCGGGGTCGGTGAACTTCATGCTCACTTCGATCCGGGGCTGGCCTTCCCTGACAATCCTGGCGTTTTCAACCGAGCCGACCACCCGGCCCGGCCTGCCGTCAACTGTCTTGACGGAGGAAAGGGCGGCGGGCTGGTCGGTGAGGAGCTGTCTGCCGTCCGGATGGGTCTGCGCATAGATCAGCGGCACGGACCGCCATGCGGGTTCGGTGCCGGCGAATGCTTCAGCCCCATACCAGAGGTTCAGGCCCTCGGGAAAACGCGGGTTCGGAAAACGCTGGAAGGTATCGAGGACGTTCAGGGTGGCAAGCGGCCCCGGGCTTTCGGCCAGGGGGGCTGTGCAGTTGAACACACCGGGCGGGCACTGCCGTTTTCGGGTGCGTTCGGTCCACTTCCCGTCCTCGGACTTCTCATATTTCTCCTTGACGGCGGCCCATGCGACCCGATTCGCGCACTCCTCCAGATCGGGATCGTTCTTGCATGTGCCCTCAAAGGCTGCATTGAATGCCGCAAGAAAAATGCGCTGCCCGCCGTCCGGGAGTGCTGAACGGACCTCTTCGGGCAAATCCTCTACGGAGGAGTACGGCATACATCATAGAGGTGTTATCAGGAAAAGGTTATAAGGAGGGTAGGATTACGACAGGTTAGGACGGATTGTGGCTGCGTTACCGCCCGCCCGCAAACAGGTATTTTACCACAACGCCCCGCAAGAGATAGAACGGGGTGAACATTGCGAGGTCGCAGTGCCGGCAGGTCCGGGTCTTCTTCAAGGGTTTAAGGTGCTGGTAACTGTCCTCAAGGAGGTTCCCCACCGGATCGTTGAGGCCGAAGTCGTAGCAGCATTGATAGACGTTGCCGTTCGGGAGGACGACGTGCTGCCTTTCACAGAGTTTATCGCACGAGATCGGGTATGGCTTGAATGGGAGGCCGGTCCGTGCGTGATCCTCGCGGCGATTAGTTGGAAACCGCTCGTTCATTGCTACAGTCTGGCATTGCCACCGTTTCAGGAATATCGGTAATAACTCACAATACTCCCGGGTTATTGGGATCTTTGCTACCCCATTGGCGTCCGGCAGGTGTAAAAGGATGCGGGAGAACTCCACGTTCTTTATCCTCTCGTAATCATCATAGGTGCATCCGACCAGCGTAGTAAACAACTGGACACCGTGGCCCTCTTCGTAGGCGTGCACTATCATCTCAGCGGTATCCGGGTTCAGGAACGGCTCACAGAACCCGCTGAACGTTATTTCCACGGTTTTCGGCACAGTCCGTATTATCTCCTTGAATGCATCAAGGCTCATTGCGCGGGGACCGTCATACTTGCTTAACAGGACTTCCTGCGGGCAGTATTTCAGGCAGTTCACAGAGCACCCTATTTTTGTGGTTATTTCAAGAAATTCGCTCACAACATTACACTCCTGCCTCTTTGATCTCCTGCCGGATCAGGTTGTGGACTTTCCGGGTGTCCTCGCGGGTCCTGCGTTTCCCCTCGTCGGTCAGGTACGGGCAGGGCTGGAGCCGGGATATCCCATACATGATGCAGACGCCCGGGCGGTCCTCGTAGATGGCGCACCGTCCCGCTGCTGAAAGAAAAATGCACTTCCGGTCAGCGGTGATCAGTGCCGCCTGTCCGGCTTTCCAGATTTCCTTGACTGGTTGCTGCTGGAACCGGTCACGGTATCTGGTGACGAGGTCTGCGGGGAAGGAGATGATCCCGCAGCATTCGGTGCACTTTCGGGCTGCGCAGGCTGTGTTGAAGTCTTGCATGACAGGGCCTCCTGGATGGCATTAATGACGATCTGTTCGAGTCCTTTGCCGGTTGCCCGGAACTGCTGGAGCAGGTCTCGGGGAATGGCAACCCGCTCTATCACCGGGGCGCTCGGGTCGGCTGTCATGAACTCGTAGACGCTCTGACGGGTCCGCCTGCCTTCGTTGTGGTCTTTGTACCGGCTGTTCATCTCGCGGGCGATGCTGGCATAGCTCAGCCGGTCGCCGATCTGGATTGCGGTCTGCTCCCGCATGAACGTGATCTCATCAGCAGAGAAGTCGATCCGCGTGCCTGGTCTTGTGATAACCTGTGTTTCGTCCATGTTCAGTTTCATTTCCACTCTCTCCTTACGCTACGACCGGGATGTGTGCACACCTGCAGTTCGGCTCGCCAATCGGCGGCACCTTGTCGGCATCATATACCCCTTCGAGCGCAAGGTGTTCCGGCCGGACCCTGTCGTCCCGGGCCGTGCGATACTCCACCTTCACCCCGGCTTTCCTGTACCGGGTGAGCGAGGCTTCGCTCTGGATCCTCGCGGTCTCGGTGCGGGCTACTGTCGCAGCATGGGATTTCCGATCGGTGAAGTAGTCCTGCAGGTCCGCAGCGATGCTGCCCTTTGGATACCCGCCGGCTTTGAACTCCCGTGCTCCGGTCGGTTTCCCATCCTCGATACCTTTCCGGATGATGTCCGAGACCTTCTCCCGCTGCTCTTTGCTCGATTCCGAGAACCACGGTTTGAAGACCCGTTCCGGGAACTTGGTCTTCGGGTTGATGTTGACCACCACGGTCCCGCCTTTCTCAACGAGCAACTGGCGGTACCCTTTCATATACTCCAGGGCCTCCTGTTGCACCATCGCTTTCGAGAACATGAGCTTTGCCAGCCGGATAGCGTTGGCGTCTCCTGCGATGTGGGCCTGCGTTGCGGAGTTGATCAGGATCTTCTGCTGCCGCTGGTCGAGGTGGTCGAAGATGTTCTTCATGCGGTCGGGGGGGACGGCCATTTTTAACCGGTCTCCATCGCCTTCAGCTCCGCAATCACGGCCTCGAACGCTTCACCGTATGCCCTCTCCAGGTCGTCCGCTTCATCCGTCGCTACCTCTTCCGGGGTCTGCACTCCTTTCGGGTGCGGCTCCTGTTTCAGGCCGAACGGGATAGGCGATGCCTGTGGTTGCGGCCGGGTCTTCTCGAGCTCCGCCCGGACCTTGTCATCCGCGGGGGGCAGGCCGAGCAGGTCCCGCATCTCGTCGAGGGTGGCAAGCGCAGGGCTGGTCGGGGTCTCCCGCATGGCGGTGACCAGCTGGACATTCAGCGGGGTCTCATCGACCTCGAACGCCGGGAGCGTGACCTCAACGGAATAGCCCTTCTCTGTATACCCGTTCACGTCCAGGTAGTGCTGCAGCAGGGATTCCGCCGCTTCTTCAAGCCACCGGTGCACGCTGGAGATATACATCTTCATGAGTTCCAGCTCGCCCAGGTTCGACCCGCCGATCAGGGTGCCGTCTTTCGTGATCAGGCTGGTCGGGGAGTAGATGCGGTCGAGGATCCCTTCGTAGTGCTTGATGGTGTCCAGGGCCGTGGGGTTGTCCTCGATGTGCGGGTCGGCAAACTCCATGTTCTCCCGCAGCGGGAACCCGACATTGATCCCCCAGTTCTGGAGCAGGGTCTTGAGATACGTGGCATCGCTGACTATCCCCTTTGCCCGCTGGACTGAGCTGGTGACTTTCGGGAAGAGTGCTGGTGCACCAACACGGTTGACCTTCTGCATCTGGGCCTTGTGGCAGTACGCGAGCATGTGGATGATGTGCACTGCCGGCAGGCACGCGGGCACCCCTGCGATCGCGGGTTCGGTCGGGTCCTTGATCATGGTGATGTTCTTGACCAGGACCGGGTCGCCCGTCTCGTCCTGTTTCTGCCAGTACTCTATCTCATAGTCCTCGTTCAGGACCACACCCCGGAGGATATCCCCGTACGAGACGTAGTTCCCGGTCGTTGGCACGGTTGCGAACGTGTAGGCCGGCAGGACACGGAGCGCCAGGAGCCGGTATTCCGAGCCCCTCCAGCCCCAGACATCGTTGACGAACGATGCCCCGTATCTCCAGACGGACGACCAGATGATCGGGAGTTTCTGGTTGAGGCGGTTGTCGTCCTCGTTGGTCATGGCCGTCATCTTCTCGGTGAGGTCCTCGTCAATTTCTCCCTGCGGGTTCTTGACCGTGATCTCTACTTTCTCGCAAAAGATGAGGTTCCGCTGGTTCTGTTCCAGCTTGACGAAATAGGCGTTGTCTTCAAGGGACCGGATCTTGGCAGCCGTCACCTCCGGGGCCTTATACCTGTTCGTCACGCTGTGCTGGTAGAGGACGCCGTCTTCCCGGTCAGGGTTGCGGGGCCTCCGAAGGTTCCGGATACTATCAAGTAGTGTCACATCAATCCACCTCGGATTTTCATCTTATTGTTCTGCGGGCCGAACCCGCCGGCGTGTTCGAGTGTCAGTTCAGATTCGAGGACGGCCCCGAGCCACCGGTACAGGCCCTGCGACATGGTGTCTACCTGGTCGTCGTTCTTCCCGTTCGGGAACGAGGCACATTCCTCGATAAAGTCGTGGACCCACGAGCAGATCTCCGGGTCTGGTAGGTAGACGTTGCCCGCCTCGATACTTCCCGACACTGCGTTCGCTCTCGCAACCTTCCCGCCTTCCGGCTCGACTTCGATGATCCCGGGGATCTCGTGTTTCAGGGTCTGGATCACAGCGGTCCCGTTGGCCTTGTCCTCCACAAACTTCCGGTATGTCTGCGGCCATTTTGATGTCAGTGCCCGGAACGCCATGATCGTGGTCGGGAAATCCATACGGGCCCGGACTTGGTCGAGCAGGTAACAGTCAGCCCCTTTCCGGCCCCACACCTGCCCGACCACGTAGTCGGAGGTCTTGAGGTCCTTGAACGAGCAGTCCCAGCTTTGGATCACCTCGTCCATGGAGGGGGCGACCTTGTAGAACCGCCACCAGGCCCGTTTCAGGAGTTCGCCCTCCCCGATCGTGGGGTTGCCCTGGTAAAGGCTCTCGAAGGGTTTGGGCCGGATCGCCTCTTTCTGCCGGAGGAGCCAGTTGAGGTCGTACCGTTCCGGCCACAGGGCCTCGCCTTCCGCCCGCCCGGTCGGGTCATACGGGTTATCGACTGTGGCGATCGCGGGCATGTGCAGGATCTCCCAGGGCTCGTCCGTGACGCCTTCCGTAATCTGGTCAAGGATCTTCTGCATGAGGTCCTTCTTGCTCCACCGGGTCATGGTGAGGATGATCGCCGCGTTCGGGCTCATCCGCGTCCGGAAGACCGAGCCGTACCATTCCCAGTTCCGCTCATTGATGAGCTCGGAGTTGGCCTCGACCACGTCCTTCACCGGGTCGTCGATGATGCCGAGATCGAACCCCATACCAGTGAGCCCGCCACCGATACCAACCGCATAATAGGTGCCGCCTTTCGCGGTGCCCCATTCCTGCGCTGCCTGTCGTTGTGCTGCCACGACATCCTGCGAGACCCTGCCCGGCTGGTGCCGGGTGTTCGGGAATACGTTGTGGAACTCCGGCGACACGAAGAAATCGCGGGCGGTCCTGCTGTGTTTCAGGGCAAGTGAGAGCCCGTAAGAGGTCTGCACAACCCGGCGGTCCGGGTTCCTTCCCAGATACCAGCAGGGGAAATGGACCGATACCAGCCGGCTCTTGCCGTGCTGCGGGGGTTCGGTGACTAGGAGGCGGGTAATCTCCCCACGTTCGACCGCTTCCAGCCGCTCTGCCAGCGCCCGGTGCGGTTTGGCTGCCATGTAGCCCGGCTGGACGTACTCGCAGTACCGGATCAGGCTCTCGCGGGAGTCTGCACGGGCGAGCAGCTCGGTCTCGTATGCTGCGATAGGGTAGACCGGCCGGGGGGCTGCCATCACTTAAGGGCACGCTCCTTCCGGATCAGGGCGATTATCTCTTCATCGGTCATCTGGGTCGGGTTGGTGTTGACGTTGACTTCCCCGGAGTGCTCTACCTGCTGTTTATCCCGCCAATCCTGCGGCTGCCGGTTCTTGAGCCAGAAGATTTGTGCGGTTACGTCCGGGGCTACCTGTTTAGTGGTCGTGGTGGTGACGGCGCCTTTTTCCGGATCTTCTTTGACCGAAATTTCCGTATATTCGTAGCCTTTCGCCCGTTCATAAAGCGAGGCCACGATTACAGAGTCCGCCTGGTCCTTGTTCTTTTTTATGGCGTCGGAAAATTCGGGGAATTGTTTCCGCCACTGGTCGAGCGTGTCCGTATTTACCCCGATCGCTTCTGCGATCTCTGGGTTTGTTTTCCCCATCAATGCGAGATCTCCCGCCTTTTTTGGGTGAATTTCGGGATTGTAGAGACTTGGGCGCCCCCGCTTCTTCTTCTGTTCAGGCGGTAGTTTCTTTGTCATAATTATCCCGAATTCATCATAGGCAGAACACCAGCCCTATCGCCATGACAACCGCCATGCTCCGGCAGTATATCCGGCACACCAGATCGCAGAGCGGGTTCTCTTCCAGCAGGATCTGGCGCATTTGCGTACTCATGACCAACCACTTTCCAGTCCTTCCGTTGCCAGCCGTTTCCATTCCCGGCAGG